GTGGCCGTGGCCAAGACGATGAACGCGATCCTCTTGGACGCCGAGCATCGAGCTGCGCAACTGGCGCGCGATCCGGCGCGGTATCCGGCGGGGCACACGGTGACGCTCGCTGCGACGGCGCGCTGGGTGGATCCGGCCAGCGATCCAGCGCGGGACGTGGAAAACGCCAAAGAGGTGGTGCGCGCCGCGATCGGCCGGCGGCCGAATGTGGCCGTGATCTCGGCGCGGGCCTTTGCGGCGCTGAAGACGCATCCGAAGATCATCGATCGCATCAAGTTCACCGGCCGCGATGCGGTCACGCCCGAGCTGCTGGCCGCGCTCTGGGACCTGGAGCGCGTGGCCATCGGCGATGCGGTGGTGGCCGACGCACGGGGCAACACCACCGACGTGTGGGGCGGCGACGTGATCCTCGCCTATGCGGAGATCTCGCCGCTGGCGGACATGGGCAGCCCCAGCTTCGGCTACACCTACCGCCTGCGCGGCTACCCGATCGTGGAGCGGCCGTATCAGGACCGGCGCGCCAAGAGCTGGGTGTATCCGATCACGGACGAACGCGCGCCGGTGATCGCAGGGGCTGACGCCGGCTTCCTGATTCGCAACGCCGCCTGAACGACGCTTGAAGGAGGATTGCCATGGCGTTGATCGAAGCGATTCGCCCGATCCGCATCGGGGAAAAGCTGCTCGAGCCGGGCAAGCAGGCCGAGCTGGCGGACGACGAAGCCAAGGCGCTCGTCGAGCTGGGCGATGCGCGCATCGTGAAGCCGAAGGGGAAGAAGTGAGATGGCCTACGCCACGGTGGCCGATCTCGTGGCGCGCTACGGTGAGCAGGAGATCATCCAGCTCACCGATCGTGCGGGCACAGGCGTGATCGACGCCGCCGTGGCGAATGCGGCGCTGGCGGACGCCACCGCCGAGATTGACGCCTACCTCTCGCGCCGTTGGCAACTGCCGCTGGCGAGCACGCCGGCCTTGATCCGGCAGCTCTGCTGCGAGATCGCCCGCTATCGGCTCTGGGAAGACCAGGCCAGCGACGAGGTGCGCCGGCGCTACGAAGACGCCGTGCGCCTGCTGCGCGATCTGGCTGCCGGCCGCGCCGATCTGGGCGAGGCCGCAGCCGCCGCGCACGGGCTTTCCGGTGCGGCCACGCCGCGCGCCAGCGCCCCGCCGCGCACCTTCACCCCGCGGCTGCTGGGCGCGTTTCGGAGGGGGTGATGCTCTCGGCGCTGCAGGCGGCTGCCGTGGAGCGGATTCGGGCGAGCGTGCCAAGCCTTGCCCTCGTGGCGCCCTACACCGGGCAGTTCGCGCTGGGCACGCGCACACCGATCCGCGCGCCGGCGGTGCTGGTGGCCGTGCTGGGCGTGCGGCCTGCATCGCCTGCCGACGTGGGCGACGGGCGGATGGATGCAACGGCGCGATTGGCCGCCTATTGCATCGCCCGCTACGCCGACGACAGCGCAAAACGGGAAGGCGCATGCATGGATCTGGCATGCAGCGTGGCCTTGGCAGTGCGCCTTTCCAACTTCGGGCTTCCCGATACCGGCTGCGCGCGCGTGGTGGAGATGCAGGCCCTGACGAACGCGGAATCGGACCACGCCGGCTTCTCCATCTGGGCCGTGATCTGGGAGCAGGACATCCGGCTGGGCGCGGCGCAGGTGGAAAGCTTCGGGCCGATTGCGGAAGTGCACGTGGGCCTTGCGCCGCATGTGGGCGCAGGAAATGCGCAGGCCTATACGAGGATCGCCTGATGGATGCACTGGAAATCGCCTTCCGCATCGAGGAGCTGGAGCGGCGGCTTTCGCGGATCGTGATGCCGGCGCGGGTGGTCGCGGTGGATGCGGCGAAGGCGCGATTGCGCGCGGAAGCCGGAAGCATCCGCACCGGCTGGCTGCCCTGGCTTGCGCCGCGCGCCGGCAACGATGCCGCTTGGCATGCGCCGGAGGTGGGCGAGCAGGTGCTGCTGATTGCGCCCTGTGGCGATCTGGCGCAGGCGGTGGCGATTCCGGCCTTGTATCAGGCCGCGCATCCCGCGCCGGAGCGCAACCCGGATGTGATGCGGATGCGCTTTGCCGACGGCGCGACCATCGCCTACGACCGCGCCCGGCATCATCTGGAGGCCATTCTGCCCGCAGGCGGCACGGCGCATCTGGTTGCGCCGGGCGGGCTCGTCGTGGACGGGCCGATGACGCTGAACGGCGATCTTGTGCACAACGGCTCGCAGACCGTGAGCGGCGATGTGGTGGCCTCGGGCATTTCGCTGGTGAGCCATGTGCATGGCGGCGTGCAGGCCGGGATGAGCAACACCGGAGCGCCGCAATGACGGGAGGACTGGCATGCAACTGACGCCGGTGATCACCGATGCCGGGCTTGCAGCCGCATTCTCGGCCAGCAACGCGGGGCTGGCGGCAGAAATCACGCATGTGGCCCTGGGCGCGGGGGCGTATGCGCCGACGCCAGCGCGCACCGGGCTGGCACAGGAGCGGATGCGCGTTCCGGTGGCCGGCGGGCGCAGGCTTTCGGGCACGCAAATCCATATCACCGCCCTGGCCGACGGGCCGCAGAAGTTCTGGATTCGCGAGGTGGGCTTCTATCTCGCGGACGGAACGCTCTTTGCCGTGTGGAGCGATCCCAAGCAACCCTTGGCCTGGAAGGAAGCGAATGTGCAGCTGCTTCTGGCCTTCGATCTCGTGCTTTCCGCGATTCCGGCCGGCTCCATCACGATCGCGCCCGGCGGGCAGAACCTGAACCTGCACCTGGCCGGCGAGATGGCCGAGCTGGCCGCAGCCTCGATCGAGACGATGACGCGCCAGATCCAGCTTGAACAACGCCTGAGAAACGGAGGACTCTGATGCCGACGCTTGAACAACAAATCGCCAATCTCGTCACGGCGGCCAATGCGCTGACCCGCGAGGTGACCGGCAAGATGGCCGCGATCGATCAGAAGGTGCAACAAGCGCAGCAGGATGTGGCGAACTTTATCGCCGGCGCGCGCGCCGAATACGGCGGCATTCGCCTGTCCCCGAACATGAGGCTGATGGCGTGGACGAACGGCCCGGTTGCGCCGGCCACATCGAGCACGACGCCACCCGATGGATTGAGCGACAATGCTGCCGGCGCGCTCAGCTACAGCGAGGCGTTCCTTACCGCTGGTGGCAATCCGACAACCCAGCCGAATCAGGCGGAGTTCGACAAGCTGTTTGCCGATCTTGCGCCACACGGCGTGCATCCGGCCGGGTGGTTGGGCGCGACCACGCGCGTGCTGCGCATTCAGGGCACGGTGGCAAATGGCGCGCAGTTGATGCTATACCCGATCTTCGGTCTGATGATGGGCCAGCCTGTCACCGTCGGCTTCTTCTGCCGGGTGCGCACCGGGAATGTGCAGGCGTTTTCGTCTGCCGCGACGAATCCCATCCCTGCGGACAACACATGGCGGCCGTATTTTCTGTTCCGTGCGATTTCGCAGGGCAACGGCGGAACGATTCTGAACTATCTGCAAGTGCCATTGCTGTTCCTGTCCGGCACGGTGGATGTGGATATCTGGATGCCGGCGGCGATTACCGGGAATCTTGATCCCGCGCATTGGAATCTCGCGCCGTATCTGAGGGCGCAGAACAATCCGTGGTTAGAATAAGGAGGCGGCGATGAAGATTCTGTATCAAGGCAAGCATGTGGCAACCGTCGGGCATGTGATCTCGCTCGACGAAGCGGTGCATCTGCTCTCTGAGCCGGATGAGAATGGCCAGCCGACGCGCAAGATCGATCCCGCGCAAGTGAGTCTCGTCGCGGAGTCCGGAGAAGAGATCAAGCAGGTGGTGCGCCGGTCAATCCATCACCACGCCGGAGACCCGGAAAGCCTGCTCGGCACCGTGGCCGATGTGGCGCAGATGCTGCTCGTTTGGCACTGCGAGCTCGTGGAGGCGGCGAAGAACGCAACCAACCTGGCGCAGCTCAAGGCCGCGATCACGAACAGCCCCTTGGGCGCGGAGACCGCGCGGCTCGTGGCGGACACCAAGGCCGGAAACACCCGCTGGCCGTTCCAGCTCA